TCTGCAAGTAATTTAAGTTCTCCTAATATTGCCTCTGTTATATCTGTGTGCTCTGGTATAGTTTGTTGATTCTCTAATAATAGTTTTATATTTAATTTATGTTGTACTGCTTTTGCTTGCAATAAATTTATAGTATTAATAACTAATATATCTTTCATGCCCTTGGTTCTTTCCTTTCTAATATATCGTTTATTTCATTTGACTTTTGTTTACTGCCTACAGAAGAACCAAAGTAATATGCTAAGACCATTGTAGTAGCAGAGTTTAAAGCACCCAAAACATATACTAAAATATCTTTAGCTCCTGAGTTCACATCTACATCTGCAAATATAATTACTAAAAAAAGGCCAAAAGACATTGTTACTGTGCCTAATGCAAGTATTGGAGTTACACATTTATTTAACCAACTAGCATTTTCACTGGTAGCAATAGCTGTTTCTCTTCTTCGAGCAGAATCTCTATCAGCATATTCTGCTTCTAGTTTAGCAAGTTCTCCTTTTTGCTCCATAGCTCTAAGTTCTTTCATAGCTTTAGCACGAGCAGTAGGATCTGGTATTAGTCTTTCAACTAATTTTTCTCCAATAGGTAATAGTCCTGTTAATAAATTAAGCAACTTCATCTCCTTTACTTACTTTATAAAACTTCTTTTCTAATTTACAACCCTTATCTGTTTTTGGTTCAAACCAATTAAACCCTCTTTTAGTATTAGCACACCAGTATGTACATAAACCTCTTTCTATCCATTGTAGTTTGCAATGGTATTGATCTACATGTGGTACTAAGGTAGCCATCCAAAAAGCTATGCTAATCATTTACTTGCTTCCATAACTGCTGTCCATAAAAAGTGACACAGATAAATTAAAATTAAAGTTAAACTTCCAATAAAGATTCCCATCTTGGTGTTATATAGAAAATTCTTCCTTCTTCGCATCTGATTATAAACTTCTCGTTCTCTCTTTTTTTTAATCTCCCTTCGCATCTTGATAAACTTTCTATAACCTTGAATACCTCCCCAGTCTGCTGTCCAGTTTGCTGTAAAGAACTCTCGAATATATTTTTCCTGTTCACGAATTTTTTCCTCTGCAATAATGCTATCAAATACTTCTTGAGTTGCTGATCTCTTATAAGTTAATTTTTTAAATATCCCTGGCTTACTTTTTTCTTGAGAGATTACTTCTTTTACATCTTCAATATGTCCTGCCCATTTAGACAGAGTTCTATATATCTCTTCAACATCTTTGCCTACTGCTACTGCTTTTTTGAGAGTAGTGTAGCAAACAGAGGCTGCCGACAATGCTGTGATAGGATCTATCACAACTTATTATTCTGGAGTATTTAATGTCCATCCCTGTGTATTATCTGCCTGATATGCATCTTCATCCCAACTATAATATTTACCTGCACTAATTTCTTCTTCAGTTAGTGTTGGCATAGTAATGGGAGCAGTCCATGTAGCATCAGCAGTTACCATATTCCAAGATGTATATGGTTTAGGAGGCATAAATAAATCTTGATCAACAAAGTAGGTATAACCTTTACCTGCATAATTACCACGCATGTTATTATTGTAGGATGTTTGCTTCCATGTACCACCTAATATTTTCTCAAGATGTGCTTGACCAATGTGTTCTTTTTCAACGCCATTTACATCTGCAGTATCTTTGTTTTCTACTACAGTAACTCTTAATACTAAATTCGCACTATTTAACTCTGCAAAGTGTGCCATTTTATACTCCTATGTGTAATCCAGTAAGTTCTAAATCTTCTCCAATGTAACCTTTTAAGAATGTATTAAAAGATAAACTTATTCTTTCTTTGCCTACTACTTTTTCTACCATGTGAATTAAGCTAGAAGGAAAGATAACTAAATCATTTGTGCCTGTTTCAAACCACCAACTCTCACTATTAAAAAGGTTATATTCTTTAGCAGGTACTTTTATTTGTTTGTATTCTTCTTTATAAAAATAAATTTTATCTTTTGTTTTATCAGCTTGAACATAAAACACACCAGATATAAAACTGTTAGGATGTGCATGTTTGTGATGAAACTGACCTTCTTTTGTATAGTTGCACCATGACTGCGTTATATAAGGCTCAACATTATTTTTAGGTTGATATATATTTTTAAAATATTCTTTTACAGACTTTTCTATAAATTGTTTGAGTTTTTTCATTTCTTTATTTTCTAAAATAGTATTATCAATAGATGTTGTATTGCCTGTGTTGCTTCTTGTTTTTTGTTTAACTAAAAACTTTGTTTCTTTTTCTGTTATTCCTTCGTATTGAAAAAATGTCACCGCAGTCGGAAATAATGAATGAGTTATCAATTCAATGCACCACCTATATTTCCTTGCATTTTTAATATCTGATTTTCTTGTTCTTTTGTCCAAATTGTATTTATAGAATCTTCAAACTCTTGTGCTTTACGTTGTGCATCTCTAACCTCATCCATAGAAGGGCATGGTCTATCATCTTCCCATCGAGTAAATTTAGAATTAGATATCTCCCACTTAGCACCTGGTCTTAGTAACTCCATAGCACTATCAATTCCGGTTAGTCTATAAATTTTATTTTTTGGTTTTATTTCCAATTCACCTTCCTCCTTCATTTTACGAACCATCCCTAAATAATTTCCGTATGCACTCACAATATTTCCTATGCGTTCATAATTAATACAACAATTCCAGAGCCACCAACGCCTCCAGGTGCATTCGTATTGTTTGGAGCAGTAACGCCTCCACCTCCTGCTCCGTCGCCTCGATTAGCACGTCCATCCCCACCATTTGTTGATGAGCTATTACTCCCAGTTCCAGTGCCGTCAGTTCCTGCATTTCCACCTGATCTTGAACCTGAAGTACCTGCTCCGCCTCCGGGAGAAAATGTAATGGATGAACCAGTAATTGTACTAGCAGTTCCATTGCCTCCACTTCCTGCTTGTGATGGCCCAGCATTTGTTCCTACAGCACTAGAACCTCCTCCTCCGCCACCTTGAGCATTATACGCACCTACTAATTGACCTGTTCCTCCATTGTGTCCTTGTACAGAATTAGCAGGAGCACCATTTCCTCCATCTGAAGATGCCGCAGGAGTATTGCCAGAACCTGCTGTACCAGTGTAATTACTTCCTCCTCCTGAACCACCATCTGCTCCATTAAAAGTAGCACCTGACCCTTCAGAACCGCCACCCCCTCCTCCAGTAGAGGTTATCGTTGAGAAAACTGAATCCTCACCATTGCCTCCTCTAACGCCATTAGTGCCTTTAGCTCCTCCTGCTCCAACGGTTATGGTGTATTCTGTTCCTGCCGTTACACTTAAACTAGTGCCGGTTCTGAAGCCACCTGCTCCACCACCGCCACCATATCGCCAACCTCCTCCTCCTCCGGCTGCAACTACTAAGTAGTCAACAGAAGATACCCCGGTTGGACATTTCCATTTTGTTGTGCCTTTAAATATTAGTGGGGAACTTATAGGTACTGTGTATTTGATAACAACGATACCAGAGCCACCTTGACCCCCTGTGCCGTTACTACCACCACCGCCACCACCGCCTCCGCCAGTGTTAGCAGTACCAGATGTTCCAAATTTTGTGCCAGGGGAACTTCCAGGGCCACCAGCACCACCACCTCCTGCGCCACCTGAACCTGCGGTATCGTATCCACCACCGCCACCACCTGCATAAGTTACAGATGAACCAGTTATTGTAGATGCTTGACCATCTCCTCCATTTCCGTTGCTACTAGGAGTACCATCATTTCCTGCGGCAGAAGCACCACCGCCTCCTCCTCCACAACCTCCTTTGCCGTCCCCACCATCATTTCCTTGAGATGGGGTTGTTGCAGGTGTATTCCCACTTCCTCCTCCAATACCATTAGTTTGTTGGCCACCACCGCCAGAACCGCCATCATATCCAAAATAAGTACCCGCAGGAGGAGTACTATTAGGGCCAGCACTGCCGCCACCTCCTCCTTTAGTAGAAGTTATTGAAGAAAATACACTATCTTCACCAGAAGTATTCGCAACATTACTCGGCCCACCTCCACCTACAGTTATTGCATAGTCCGTTCCTGCGGTTACAGATAAACCTGTTCCAGTTCTGAAACCTCCTGCACCACCGCCACCACCACCATTTGCGCCACCACCTGCGCCTCCTGCAACTACAAGATAATCGACACTTGTAACACCAGTAGGGCAAGTCCATGTAGAGTTGCCTGTAAAAGTTTGTATTACTACAGGTCCATCTGCTGCGACCGCAGTAGAAAAATTGGAAAATAATAATTGATGGATACCAGTCATTATTCTACTCCTGAAACATTACCAGTTAGAACAGCTAAATCTGCTGTATATGTAAACATAATGCTTGCAACTCCATTTGCATCTAATGTATGTGAAGCAGTAGCTGCTAAATCCCCTGCTTTAATTGCATTAACAGCAGTGCAAGCTAGTGTAGCAGTGCATCCATTTACAGATACGATAGATATTATATCACCTACAGAAAATACTCCTGTAGGAATAGTTACTGTAACATTAGCTGAATTAATTGTAACTTGATTTCCTGCATCTCCTATTGCTAATGTATAAGCTCCTGATACTTTAGTGCTTAAAGGAATATCTCTTAAATCACCGTCTTGATCTGATACTGTTGAACTTCCAGTTATAGTATTAGTTACAGCTAATGTTCCACCTACTGAGGCATTGCCACTAACATCTAGTGTACCATCTGCTGATACATTTGTAATGTCAGTATCGCCTGTAACTGCTAGAGTTCCTCCCACAGAAGCATTACCACCAACATCAAAAGTACCACTAGCTGAAAAATTAGATACATCTGTGTCTCCTGTAACTGCTAACGTACCTCCTACTGAAGCATTACCACTTGCATCAAGTGTGCCATCGGCTGATACGTTGCCTAAGGAAGTTTCTCCTGCTACGTTTAATGTACCAGTAGAGCTTATAGAAACAACTCCGTCTAAAGTTTTATTTGTTACAGTTGCTGTACCTACTTCAGATACTAATGTAGAATTAGCACCTTTAGGTAAAAGCATTTCATTAGTAACAGATTCTGAATGAGGTTGTGATCTTATTATTTGTCCATGTGAATTAGCAGCACAATTTAACTGTATTTGTCCTTCAGTAGACCCACCACCTTTTACTTCAACAATATAACTAGTAGCAGCTATAGTTAAATTACCTGCATTATTTTTAAGATCGCCTTCTACGTTAAATGTGCCTCCTACAGAACCATTGCCGGATACATCTAATGTACCATTAGCTGATACATCATCTAATGTAGTTTCTCCTGTTACATTCATAGTTCCAGTAACATTAGCAGTAGCTAAATTAGTTGTGCCACCAACTCTAAATGTACCTCCTACAGTAGCATCTGTAGTAAATGTAGTTTTTGCTGAAAAAGTTGAAGGTGCTCCAGTTTCTATTGCAGATGCTGTAATATCTCCAACAGCTAAATTTGCATTAACAGTTACATTATTAGCAAATGTTGCACTTCCTGCAACATCTAATGTGCCACTAGCAGATAAATTTGATACATCTGTATCGCCAGTTACTGCTAATGTACCACCTACTGAAGCATTACTTTGTACAGACATAGTAGACTCAGTATCAACAGCACCTCCTATATTAAGTGTGCCACCAACTGAAACATTACCAGTTACAGTAGCAGCATCTGCTGACATATCATCGGTGTTAATTACACCATCAATATATAAATCTTTCCATTCTTTTGTACTTTTACCTAAGTCAGTTGCTCCATCTGATGCAGGAAACAATGCGGTAGCATCACCTTCTACTTCTTGTGACGGGCCAAACTTAGTAATAGGAGCACCTTCTTCTGATGTACCATCGTGTGTATGACCAGAGCTACTATTAAAAGCAGCTACAATCGCATCAAATTCACCATCAAGATCAGATGCATTAATAACATTACCATCAGCAATATTATTACCTGTATCGTTTCTAACGTAACCTGTTCCCATAATATATATCCTTATCGTCTATCGTATGTTCCAAATTCTAAAACTGTAGCATCAAGTGAGAATGGAGGATTTGTTGTATTTGAAAAAAACTGTATTGATACATTAAATCCAGACCCTATTGTTTGAGAAGTAAATTGTTTCTTTAATCTACCTCCATAAACACTAGTACCATATGTACTAGTTGTATTTCCAAAAATACCTGCAACTGTTCCTGTATTAGAAAAAGTTATAGCATCGGGTTGTACTATTCCTACTTCATCTAAATCAAACTTTAAATTTGCATCTATTGATATACTTCCACTAGGGTCTGTATATAAATGCATTTTATAAACTGTCTTTCTTAACTGTGGATCATTTAATGGTACAAATGGTGTTGCAAAACTTGCTTGTATGTTTGCACCATCTAAACTATTTCCACTCTCCATTTGATAAACATAACCATCTAAATTAGCAAATATAATAGTTTCAGCTTGTTGATTATAATTACTATCAGCAACAAATGCTTTAAAACCCCTTAGCTCTGCCCATCCAAACATTGTACCTTCTGTCCCTGCTAACTGTGTTCCTAATATACCAGTAGCATTTTCTGATGTAATACTTTCATTATGTCCTAATAATCTATATTGTGATTTACTTTTAATTGTTACAGAACTAAAAGTTTGATTCGTTGTAATTAAATCTGTAACTTGTTTCTGTATAGTCTTTGCTATTATTGCTAAATTAAAATCACCAATTTTATCTGTAGAACTTAACGATCTAATTCCATCTGGCCCTAAGAATACTATATCTCCTGCTACTTCTTTGATTGTGTCTGAATCTACGCAACCAATGTTATCTGTTATAGGTTGCAATATAAAATCTGCAAGTGTGTTACCAACTAATCTTTCTATTTTATTTTCACTAAATATAATTAACTGTTCTCTAAAAGCTATCAGTCCAGTTATATCTGTACCTACACTTATATTTCCTGCACCATTAGCAGGATTAAAATCATTATCTGTATAAGGTGATGTAAAACTTAATACATCCCCCTTTGCAAAAAATAAATGATTCTTAAAAAATGCTATATGTGATGCACCNTNTACATCNNTAGGAGCANNTNNTAANGGAACATAANTTGTANNNTCATANANAAATGGANAGTTNGTNCCATCTACCCCTGCTATTTTNTNTGTTGTTCCTATTCTATANTTNNTAAATCTCTGTTTATTTGTACTTGTTTTATTACTTGTTAAAAAGGTAATTGCTGCGTCGTTTGCAGGGCTACTATTTAAATCGGGTGATATGCTAATACTAGCTGCACCACTTGTAACTGTAGGTGTTGTAGATACTGTATATACTAAATTAACACCTGCAATTGTAAAAGTATCTCCTGCTTGTGGTGTAGATGTCAAACCATCTACATTTAATGTTCCACCGGATTGTCCTGCACCATTTACTAAAGGTGTTCCATACTGAGTTACATTAATTAATGTCCAACCTGACCCTGTAGACCTATATAAGTTATTATTTCTAAAAGCTATAGCATAAGTTTGCCATGCTGCTAAACCTGTTATATTACCTCTATTTGCAGTAAAAGTAACATTTGCTTTATCTGCAGGGCTACTATCTAAACTTGTAGTTAATGTTAATGTAGCTCTTTTTGTAGAACTACTATAACTAACTCCTCCTGCGGCAATTGTGTATGTACCTGTTACACCAGATATAGTAAAAGTATCTCCTGCTTCAGGCTCATCAAACAAGTTACCAATAACTAAACTTGTACCTGTCTGACTTCCTCCATGAACTTTTGGAGCACCTAGTCCTGGAACTATACTACTATCAAACTTACTATACCCTAATATTCTTTTATAACCACCTTCAACAGATGGCTCAAAGTTTCTTAAAATCCTAGCACTACCAGGTTGTTGCAAACCTTGTTGCAAAGGAGATAGGTTACTAACTAACCCACCTCGATACTCAAAAGCATATGTTGCTAATGCATCTGCCATTTATGAAGCCAGTCTATAAACGTATGTACTTCTTTGTGTTCTTGTTAGCATAGTAGAACGAACATAAGTATTTTCATTTATCAAAACTATTCTCATGTTCTTTAACCCTGCTTTAAACTTTTCTTTTGCTACTAATGCATCCTGTGTGTTACCTCTAAACATATAGGCATAATACATAGCACCATCAATAATTACATTTCTATATATTTCTGGTATTTTTGGTACATCAGTACTATCTGTCATTTCAACACTTGTTAAATAATATTCATACACAACTGTATATGCTTTATCTGGTGCAGGTGATAATACATATTCTAAGCCTGGAGCTTTAGATACAAATACAGGAACATTATATAAACTAGTATCTGATGTATATTCTTGTTCTACGAATCTTTCCAAATACTCTTCATATCTTAATACTTTTAATTTTTGAGTTCTATTATTTAGTGTATCACTTTCTTTAATTCTAAAAGTCTCAAAGTCTACTACAGTAGAGTTTGCAGGAAAACTATATCGAGTTATTCCTGTAGATAAAGTATCTTCTTGTTCTACAAAATTGTAAGGCCAATGTGGATACTCTTGATCTATTTCTTGTATTGCTGCATTCACACTATCTTTAACTTGTGAATAGAAACCTGTGGCTGTAGAAAAATTACTAGAAGTAAGTTCTACTTCATTAAGTCTTCTATTAACTTCATTTACAAGTCCAATATAATTGTATGCCATTAAAATTCCTTAATAGGTAAGGTGATAGCTCTCTCTGCTACAGTTCCACTAGTATCTAATATCTGACAATGTAATTTATACTTTGTATTATTAGTACCTAAACCTAAGTTTGCAGTAGCAACTGTATTTGTATTTGATACACCAACTAGTTGCAAATTATTTACAATCTCTCCTGTTTCAATTCTAGTTTTAACTCCAGATGAATCATTAACAAACCATGATACTGTATCAATATTAGCTTGATTATTTAAATATCTAGACCAATCAACACTAAAATCTACAGTTTCATCAGGATCTTTACTAGGCCATTTAAGTGACATATTATGCTACCTTTACTGTTCTATCTAAATTATTACTTCTTCTATGGACATATACTGTTCTACGTCTTTCATAGTTATTTTTAACTGTAGCAAAATCAAATACATTTGCAGTTATTGTAGATGTTCCTACTGCTCCAGTGGCTGAGACTCCATTTGAAGTAACTATTATTGGTACTCCAGTAACTACAACACTAACTGTTACAGAACCTACTTGTCCTGTACCCGATGCTCCATCGGGAAACATTGTAAGATTTAACTGAGATACCCCATACTGATCTGTACCATATACACCAGTACCGTATAAAGCACCTGTACCTGAAGAAGTAGAAGAAGCCATATTATTCGATTCTTACAATTGCATTTGTACCATCTGCTGATGGAAAGCTAATAGTAAAATTACCTGCATTAGCTGTTTGATCTGCACTAAAATCTAACACACATACTGCATTTGTTGTGCTAGAAGAACCCTCTGTAGTGCTATTATAAATTACAGCACCTCTTGCAGTTAAAGTTACCCCTGTAAAAGTTACATTATTAAAATCTACAAACCCTGTTGTACCATCTGTAGTTGGTTCTGATTGAGTAATTGTTTCTCCACCAGTAGTATATCCTGAGCCTACCACTTCACCAGAAGTTGTAAAATTTGTAGTACCTGCACTTAATGTAGCTGCTGCAGAAAACAAAGCAATTTTAAAGGTGTGACCTGCAGAAGAAAAGTCATGCTTACCTTCAAGCAATTCTTTCTTGAAAGAGGTACACATTGCTTGTGTAATTGCCATCTTTAATCCTTTATAAAAAAAATGGGTAGCCCTATCCCTTAGAGCCACCCATACAGTTTACTTAATTAATAATTAAGCTAATTGGTCACGATCTACTTCATCTGGCCCTAGATCGTCTGATACATCTTGCATGACGGCAAACACTCTCCATACTCCTGAAGTAGGATATGCACTACCTACCGTAGGCCCAAGTACTACATCAACCGTATCATCAGCAGATACAATCAATGGAGCATAGGCAGCAGGTATTGCTGTCATGTCACCTGTTGAAGTGCCGTCACAGTCAAAATTGTCTGCAAAAGCATCTGGATCACTACCTGTACCAATGTCAATCTGAAAATCACCGTCATTAGGTGTTACCACCTCAAGACCTGCAGCCCAGACCATTGTTTTTGCAGGGATATCTATTACTTGAACAACATCAGCCGATGCTAGTGCTGAACCTTTTGTGGTTGTAGCAGTAGCAAGGTTGAGGTCAAACTCTACTTTGTATGGCTCTTTGCGGATAGCACGACTTGGGTGCGTACCTGCATTGATACCATTTGATACGTCAACTGTAGCCATTTTCTATCTCCTTTAAGCCACGTTAAAGTTAGCAGTGACAATTGCCTCTGGTCTTAAAATCTTACGACCATAGAGGTGCATACCACGCACGATGTCAGCAAAGCTGTCTGGATCACGATAGCTTTCTGTCTTAGATACTTGTTGTGCTGTAGCAACAGCAGAACCATGTCCTGCTACAATTACACCAAAGTTAGAACTTTGATTACTTGCACCAGTAGTACCAGAACCTGTACCTACTTGTGGTAAGTTGTTAGATACATAAATCTTAAATCCATGTAAGTTATTTACAACTAAACCATTTTGTAGTCCAGATCCACCAAAGTCAGAATTTAACAATCTGCTATCTTCATCCTTCAATACTTCGATAAATACAGGGTCAACTACCAACCAACGATCTGTAGTATCAACAAATTGTTGATCTAGAAGTCTGCTCATTCTAGCAATAACTTGTAAAGCTGTAGCAGTAGTTGTTGATTGTGAAGTTTGTCCTGGAAGTCTTGGAGCCAAAGGAATAGAGTTACCTGTTCCTGGTGAGTTGATGTTACCAAAGTCTTCTTTAGTCAACTTCATAGAGCTAAGAAGTTCATCATTACCTGCTGTAGCAACAGCATTTGTTCCTGGTGATGTGCTTCTAGCTGTATCTGGAGCACCATGCTTTACTGACTGTTGATAACCTGCTAAGTAACCAAGAACGTCCTGATCATACTGATCTCTTAAACGATAAGCAGCACGATCTGAAGCTAAAGACATAAAGTTTACATGACTATGTGCAGCCTCGATGTCATCAATCTTAAAGGCATAGTAGTTAGCTTGATCAACAACAAGTGTAAAATCCTCATCGTCTAAGTCTTGAGCAGTAATCTGAGTTCCTCTAGCATATG